AGCAGGCTCAACAGCAGCAACAGATGGCTATGCTGCAAGCAGGCGGGGATCTTGTGGAGAAGGGATCCAAAGTTGATCTTAATTTAGCAAAAGCACAGAAGGAAACAAAAGAATGAATCTAAAGGATGTTGAAGAAGCTGCAGCTCTAAAGAGCAATATGCATGCAACATTTGATACACCGCAAGGGAAGGAAGTTATGGAGTTCTTGGAAAAATCATGTTGTTGGTATAACAGCTGTTTTGATCCATCACATCCGGATCTTGCGCTAATAAATGATGGGAAAAGGCAAGTCTTGGCCACAATCAAGACAATACTAAAATGTAGCCCGCAGCAGATCGCTGCAATGGCTAAATGAAAAGGAGTTAAAAATGACGGATAATCCTGCCCAACAAGGACAACAGGCCCCGGAAGGAACACAACAAGCATCAGCACCGGCAGCACAAGCAGCGCCTGAAGTACAGCCATCCTCAAGCGGATGGAAATCAAGTTTATCATCAGATCTTGCTAGCAGCCCGCTAGCGCAGAAGTTTGATGATAGCCCTGAAGGTTTGAATGAAGCGTTCAAAAGCCATGCCAATCTTGAGCAGTTATTGGGGCATGAGAAGGTTCCTATCCCAAAAGGCCCGGAAGATGCTGAAGGTTGGAATCGGTTTAGCAAAGCAATGGGGATCCCTGATAAAGCAGAAGCCTATGGCCTTCCGGATCCAAGTTTACCTGAATCAATGAAGGGTATGACCTTGAACAAGGAACAGTTTGCGGAGATAGCACATGCTCATAAGTTAACGCCTGCACAGGCTAAAGGCCTATGGGAAACATATCAGGCAACAGGGGTTGATGCATATTCAAAAGCAATGGAAGCGCATCAGCAGAAGTTAACAGAATCTATAAATATGCTCAAGGGAGAATGGGGTGATGCCTATGATTCCAATGTTCAGCTTGGGCAGCAAGTGATCAATAAGTTTTCTGCAGACCAGGAAATGAATGATTACATCACATCAGTATTATCAACGGATCCTAAAGGTATTAAGTTCTTGGCAAAAATCGGAGAACAGTTTGCAGAGAACAAGATCGGTGAGTTCCAAATGAGCAGATTCAGTTTAGCTCCGGAACAAGCGCAGGAAGAAATTGATAAGTTAGTAAATGATCTTGAGGGGCCATACATGAATCAATCCGGCAAGTTTACTGATAGAGAACATCAGGCTGCTATTGATCGCGTAAATGCCTTGAGAGTTTCAATAAACAGAGCAAGAGGATAACCGAAAGGCCTTCTTCCTTTGAGCAGGACCGCCGATAAGCTAACTGCCCGGCAAAAGCAACATGCAAATGAGGAGATCTTGAAAAAGGCAATCGAATCAGAGCATCAATTTTAACTTATTTGCAAAAGGAGAAATCCAATGGCTGATACACAAAATGCAATATACGCTCAAGCGTATAGCCAAAACATCATGCAGTTGGCGCAGCAAAAGTATTCAAAGCTCCTGGGTACTGTTTACATTAAGCCTAATGTTCGTGGAAAGACTTTCTTCCAAGATCAGATCGGGCAATGGAGCATGGAAACAAAGGGTGGGCGCAATGTTGATACACCTAACAATGATCCTGTATTGGGCCGCAGGATGGGCATCATGGTAGATTACCATGATAATAGGATGCTTGATCGTGGGGATGAATTGAAGTCAATCTCTGATCCTAGATCAGCATACACAATCGCAGCAGCTCAATCTTTGGCGCGAAAGATTGATGATGTAATTGTTGGAGCGATCCGCGGAACAGCGTATTCCGGAGAAACAGGATCCACAACAGCACCTACAGCAGCCATCATTGCTGTATCTGCAGCTGCAATGAGCTTGGCCTTTGTTCTTTCTGCCAAAAAGGCTCTTGATGATGGTGATGTAGAAATGGAAGATCGCTACATGGTTGTTAATACAGAAGCTCTTTCTTCCATGCTTGATGTAACGGAAGTTGGATCCGCTGATTACAACAGCGTAAAAGCTCTTGTAAGAGGTGAGATCAACACATACCTTGGATTTAATTGGATCATGTCAACAAGAGTTAACAGCTCTGATGTTGGATATGCATACCAAAAATATGGGGTATGTGCAGCAATGGCAGCAGCTCCTGTAGTTAGAACAGATGAAAGACCTGATAAATCATATTCATGGCAAGTTTACTATGAGTTGAATGTTGGGGCTGTTCGACTTGAGGAAAGCAGAGTTAGGATCCTTCAAGAAGGATAAGCAGGAATTGGACAGACTAAATTAATATAAACAATCTCAACGCTATAGGCGAAAAGGAGAGATAAGATGACAGCATTTAAGGGAGCAAACAAAACAAAGTATGATGCAGGCGGATCCGGAGATAACAATATCGGGGATGGCTACATCAAAACAGTTGAAAAGGTTTGGATGGATACATTTTCATTCACAGCAGTTTTAACTACAGCAGATACAGTTGCGATCGCAACAATCCCTGCAAATAAGAAGATCACAGCAGTTGAAGTTTATCTGCCGGCTTCTATTGCACCTACAGATGTAACTATCAATGTAGGAACAGTTGGGGATCCGGATAAGTTTATTGATGCAGCTAATATCAATTCAGCTGATGCAGCATTTGTTGGCGGGAATGGTAGAAAGCTAACAATGAATAATCCGGAAGGGTTTCAATTTGTAACGACAGCGGCAACGGATATTTTCTTGGCGCTTGATAACAAGGCGATAACCGCTCCGACAGCAGGAACGATCACAACAGTTGTAAAATATACCTAATAAGGTACAAACCGGAGTGAGAGGATAACCGGCCAATAAACTTTCTCACATTCCACAAGAGAGGATTATCATGGCCATTTCAAAAGTATCTATTATTAATAAAGCTCTAACAGAGGTTGGAGCAACACCTATCACATCCATTGATGAATCAACAAACAATGCAAATATCGTAAACAGGGTATATGAGATCTCATTAAAATCTGTTCTTTCAGAATGTAAGTGGAACTTTGCAACAAAGAGGGCTTTGCTAACTGTTTCAGCAGATACTCTTGATTGGTATGATACAGGAGAGGTTTATGTATATACGAAGCCTTCTGATGTGATCAGGATCTTTGGAACAAATTATTCAGCGGCAAGATGGCGCGAAGAAGGAGAATATATAATATCTGATACATCAGCGCTTGGAATCAGGTATGTTTATTATTTAGATGATCCAACAAAGTATTCAATGGACTTCATAGAAGCTCTTATTGATAAGTTATGTTCTGATATCGCTTATATGATTGTAAACTCCGCAACGCTTGGAGAGAAGTATATCAATCTATATGAAAAAATATCTTTACCAAAAGCAATGAGCAAAAACTCTCAAGTTGGATTTCAGCAGGAGATCATAGATGATGCATGGGATCTTGCTAAATATACAAATAATCAGGTGGATGCATGAGCATAGATTCTGTAACAAAGAAAGTATATGCATCAAGGGATGCCGCGCCGGCTGTTCTTCATGCTAAAAGATCAGCTGAAAGCGAAGATGCCTATCCAATAGTTGTTGATGCTGATGGCGGCCTGCTAACATCCGGGAAAGGCGTGTTGACAAGTCGGGTTGTAGCGGTAAGTACAACAGCAGTTGAAGTAACTCCTACAGCGGGAACAAAGCAAGTGATCATAAGCAATATAGGAGATAAGCCTATATATATTGGCGGATCAACAGTAACAAGCGCTGCATATGCATTTGCAGTATATCCAAGGCAGGCATTTGATCTTGGATCCATAAAAAGCTCATTCTCATTCTATGCAATATGCGCATCAGGGGATAGCGGATCCCTTGGGATCGGAGAGTATGCGTAGATTATTATTTATTCTATTGCTGATCCCAAACTTGGCATTCGCGCAGCCAATTCCTACATTGGATGTTGTTGAGCAAGATGGATCTCCAAAAGTATATAATCCATATGAGATAGAAGTAAGCAATGGCAGTTTAACGGATAATGAGGATGGAACAGTAACTATCAAGACAGTTGGGGATACAGTAACAACAGATAAAGTATGTATCGATTCAGATCAAGATACTTGTTGGTATAAGACAGATTCAGCAACATCAGTAATGACGATTAATAATTATGTGGCCCTAAAGATGATCAAAACTCCGGTTGATT